TCAGAAGCACGGGAACACCTCGGCCCCGGATCGCTCGATCTGCCCGGCATCCATGGCCCGCCCAATGGCCTCGGCGAGGAACGGGCGGTCTCGGCTCGCAAGCCGCCGGTTCAGCTCCCCCTCGGTGATGCCGTCCGGATTCGCGGTCACGTGCTGAACGATCAGAGCTGCGATCCGGTCTACGCCCTTCGCCCGCTGGTGCAGTGCCCGGGCGTCGGCCCGCTCGGCGTCCGCTTGCCCCTGGGTGCGTGCTCGCTGCCGCTCAAGGTGGGATAGAGCGGCGACGCACACGGCGCGGGACTCGTCGGACTTCACCATCACGAAACCGGCGAGTCGCCAGTCATCCCGGCTCACCGACTGCCGCCCGTCCAGGACGGCGAGTGCAGCGGCCACCTTGAGCCGTGTCTGCATCGCGTGACCGTCCAGCGGGTCAGCATCACCGCGCAGCGTCGCCACGCGCTTCTGACGGATCGCCTGGGCCGCCTCGGCGGGAACGCCCATGCTCCACGGGCCAGTGGGCCACGGTGCCGTCGGGAGCCGGTACGGGGCCGGTTCGTCGACGCCGAGGGACGGGGCCGGGTCCGTCGTCGGGAGCCACACGAACCGCTGCGGGGTGCCGCCGTCGGCGTCGTGCAGCAGGATTCCCGAGCGGGCGGGCTGTACTCCGGCGATCATCCCGAGCCGGTACGTGTGCGGTTGCAGCACCACTGACTTCTCGGTCGCGGCGTACGTCGATCCCAGCTGCTCCCCGCTGTAGGCGCTGCGCAGCTGCGGCATGAGCGTCGACCCGGTCCGCTGCCCCTGCGCGCCGAGGTGATCGACCTCGGACACCTCAAACAGAATCGTCGTGTTGACCATGCGGGTGACCGGCACCCGCTCCCCGTCGACTTCCTCGGTCTCCCGGATCGCGTAGGCCCTGACGAGACCCTCACCGGAACCGAGGGGCATCACGGGGATGCGCTGCACGATGGTGACAGCATCGGCTGCTGCTCGCATCGCTGCGCCCTTCCCACTGCCGGACGCACCGACGAGCGCCGTAAAGAGGTTCAGCGATGCCCTGCCACCGACGAGCGGGGGAAGGGTGACGTTCGGCGGGACCGTGGCGAGGGCGCGCAGCATGACGGTGCCGAGCACGGCCCATGGTGAGGCGAGCCGGGCACGGGCGAAGTCGTGGATCGCGCCGAGGTGGGGGCGCGCCGACCAGAGCTGTTCGGGGCCGTCGGGGGTGTCGGCGTTCATGTCGGCTTCGAGCTCGAACAGATCGACGCTCACGGGATCATCCCCCTTCGCTGCTGTGCACCCTGCTGCTGTGCTGCGTCCATGGCGACCTCGAACGGGCCGCGCCGGTCCCGGTGTCTCGGCAGGGGTGTGGTGTCCAGGTAGCTGCCCCACGGCGGGGCCGGGGGCCGCCCGTACTCGCGCCAGATCGCGGGGGCACTGTCCGGGTGCATCAGCGGGCCGTGCAGCATCGCCAGACCGCCGTCGACGGGCGCGGGGACGGTAGTATCGGGGGTGCGTGTTCGTCGGAAGTCTGAGGCCGTCCCGGTTGCCTGGCCGGGGCGGCTTTCTCTGTGTGGGACCACGGTCACGCGATCCCCCCGTGCAGCTGCGCCGCCTCGTAGTCCTCGACGTCGGCGAGGCGGTAGCGGACCGCGCCGTTGAGGCGAAGGAACGCGGGTCCCTTGCCCCGGTAGCGCCACCCGGCGAGGGTCGCGACGGGGATATCCCAGCGCTCGGAGAGTCGGGCAGGGGTGAGCGTTTGCGGTGTGGGGTCGGTGCTGGGGCCGGGGGTGCGAGGCAGGGTTTCCATGGCGCTCCATTCCTAGTGTCCTGTGCGTACTACTAGGTATGATTGCGATCTACCCAGTACCCTTACAGGGGTCACGGCAGGCAACCAGTTGAGGGGTTTTAATGGAGCAGGCGGAACAGGTCGACCCGCCCGTCGACGCGATGCTCGGCCCGCTCTGGGTGCACCTCGACGAGGACCAGCGCGCCGCGCTCACCGACGCGTGGGGCGCATACGCATCAGCGGCGACGACGAACCGGGGCTATACCGACCAGACCGCTGCACTCGCGAAGCTGTTCAACGAGCACCACTCCTCGTTCAGGCCTCCGCTGCCGGGGCCACGTCCGTGGTTCCTGCTGACGGTGATCCCAGCACCACAGCGGGACGGCTCGCACTGGTGGGTCACCGTTGAGCACTATCAGCACATGACCGGCGACTGGGGTCCCGGCGTCGACGGGCTGCCTCCGCTGCCGGCCTCCTTCTGTGCCCACCACGTGCTGGAGCATGACGTCACATACCAGCGCAGCATGTTCGTCACGCATCAGGTGATCCTCGGCGGCGACCTCAGCATTAGCTCTCAGGTCAGCCTCTGGTCGCAGCCGGACGGGGCGATGAGCGTTATGCAAGACCATCTGCGCAGCACGCCGAGTCTGCCCGAGGTGCTGGATCGCGTCGTGCCCGCTCTGGTGAAGCACTCCGACGGCTGGGACGGCACCGACACCGACGCCCGCAAGGCCGCCCGGCGGTTGAAGTCCGCCCACTCCGAGCGGCGCGGCCCTGGCCGCTACGAGCTGGAACAGATCGCCGACACCTACAACAGCGCCGGGGGCCAGCCCATGAGAGCAGTGCAGGACCGATACGGACTCACTCCCAGTACAGCCCGTAACCGCATCCGTGAGGCTCGTCGCCAGGGCCTCGTCACCCGTCCCGCCCCCCTGGGTGGGCGGCCCCGCAAGACAGGAGACCAGGACCGATGAGCCGAGCATTCATCCTCGACCGATGGGTGAAGAAGGATCGCACCCCCTCGGCCCGCCACGGCGTCGGTTCCCGCTGGCAAGTGCAGTGGGACGAGACCGCGCCCGGCCCCGGCAATACCCCGGTCAAGCGTCGGCGCAAGAAGGACTTTGCCCGCAAGGTCGACGCGCAGACCTACGCCGACGAGCTGAACAGTTCGATCCGGTCCGGCACCTACCGGCCACCCGAGGCGGGGAACACCCTATTCCGTGATGCTGCCGAGCGATGGATTAGCACCCGTATGGACGTGAAGGGATCGACCCTGCACCGGTACCGGCGAGAGCTGGACACCTACGTGCTGCCCCAGTTCGGGCACCTGACCGTCGGGCACATCAGCCGTGCCGACGTTGAGGGCTGGGTGTCCGCGCTCGCGAAGGGCACCGCCCCCGTCGCCTACATCAACCGCGACACGGGGGAGCGGGTGCGGGGCACGCTGAAACAGCCGCTCGCGCCGACGATGGTCAAGCACGTGCACACCGTCGCGTCTGCGGTGCTGACGTGGGCCGTCGACAACAACATGATCCCGTCGAACCCTGCCGCCCGGGTGAAGCGGCCCCGGATCACCGCTGCCGATCCCGTGTACCTCGATCACCGGGAGCTGGACGCGCTGGCTCGTGCTGCCGAGGGCGTGACCGGGTCCGACACTGACCGGGTGCTAGTGCTGTTCCTCGGCTACGTCGGGGCGCGCATCGGCGAGGCGACCGCGCTGCGCGTCTCCGACGTCGACCTGCCCGCCCGTCGTGCGTTCATTCGCGCCACCTGGACCCGTGACCCGGACGGGAAGCGGGCGCTGGGTGCGCCGAAGACTCACGAGCGCCGGGCCGTGCCGCTGACGGGTTTCCTCGTCGACGAGCTGCGCGCCCTGACGGCAGGGCAGGCCGCTGACGGGTTCGTGTTCCGTGCGCAGCGCGGGGGAGCGATCGACGATCACAACTGGAGAATCCGCGTGTTCGGCCCGGCTGCTGCTGACGCTGGTCTCGCGCACCGGGGTCTCACCCCGCACAAGCTGCGGCACACAGCGGCGTCGGCTGCTATCGCTGCCGGGGCTGACGTGATGGTCGTCAAGCAGATGCTGGGGCACGCCGACGCGAAGCAGACACTGAACACGTACTCGCACCTGTGGCCGGACCGTCTGGACGAGGTCGCCGACGCCATGGAACAGGCCCGGACGAGGCACCTGCAACTGGTGCCGGTCCCGGGGGAGGTGCCCCAAAAGTGCCCCACACCGATTCTGGGAGGTGAGAGCGAAACCGCCTAGCGCAGCATCTTCGCTGGTCAATGCGCTGTATGCGCGGTTCTTCGGTAGCCCAGGCGGGGCTTGAACCCGCGACCGACGGATTATGAGTCCGCTAAGATACACTCCCTGAACAGGGAGGTATTAAGAAATCCGCAGGTCATGGGCACTATCGTAGGTCCACGGGTAGACCTGTCTAGGATGGGGGATGGCTACACCAATGGCTACACCAGGAGGAACGCATGGCGAGAGCTAAGGGCGACGGGTCGCTCTTCAAGGACAGCAGGGGCTACTGGACCGCGAGCATCACGCTCCCCGAAGGTGCCGACGGGAAGCGTCGACGGAAGACCGTCCGCTCCAAGGACCGGGGGAAGGCTGCGCAGAAGCTCCGCGACCTACGCGCCGAGCTCGACCAGCATGGCGACGTCGTCACCGCGACGCCCACCACGAAGGCCTATCTCGAGCGATGGCTCGACACGACCGCAGCACAGCGACTCCGCCCGCGCACACTCGACACGTATCGCGGCTACGTCGGCCGCTGGATCATCCCAGCGATCGGCCGCGTCAAGGTCTCCGAGCTCACCCCCCGCCATGTCGAGGCCGTCCAGGATCTCTGCAAGACGGGCTACGGCGAAGGCAAGGACAAGAAGAAGCCGATCTCCTCGACCACGCGGCTGCAGGTGCACCGCATCCTCTCCGTCGCCTTGAAGGACGCGGTGCGCGCCGGCCACCTCCGCACCAACCCAGCCTCCACGGACTACATCGACGCGCCCCGCAAGCGGTACGTGGAGACCGATGTGCTCACGGCGGAGCAGACGAAGAAGCTACTCGCCGCGGTCGCCGTCGACCCCATGGCGGCCCGCTGGGCGCTCGCACTGTTCACCGGCATGCGCCAGGGAGAGTGCCTCGGCATCGAGCGCGAGGCGATCGACCTCGAGCGGGACCTCATCGCCGTGCGGTGGCAGGTGCAGCGCCCGAAGTCGACACCGGATGAGTCCATCCCGCAGCGGGATCTGGGGGAGGGATGGTGGCTGCTGCCGCCGAAGACGAAGGGGTCGTTCCGGGTCGTGCCGATCATCGGGCCCCTGCACGCTGCGCTCGAGCACCACCTCGAGAACATGCCGGCCGCTACCAAGAAGCATGACCTGCTGTTCCGCACGGAGCGGGGCAAGCCGATCACGGACACCGTCGACCGGAAGGCCTGGCATGCGCTCCTGGATGGCGCCGGGCTGCCTCGCGTGCGGATCCATGACGCTCGGCACGGTGTCGCGACGCTCCTGCTCGAGGCTGGCGTCGACATCCATGTCATCCAGACCATCCTCGGTCACTCGACCGTCCTCACGACGAAGGGCTACGCGCACGTCTCGACGAAGCTTGCACGCGAGGGGCTCGAGCAGATGGAGCGGCTCATTGCCGCGTGAGTCCCGTGTCAGCCCCCAGGCGCACACTCTCCCCATGGCCTCGAACCTGATCCGCACCGCGCACGGCTGGACCTACCCAGATCCGGGCCCGTGCAGCTGCGGGGAGGCTGGGGCGATCGTCGGTTGGGCGTTCTGCGCGTGTACCGGCGCGATCGGTGGCGGGCATCCCTCGTGGAGGTGCCAGGCCTGCGATGAGGTGCGGACGCTGGGATGTGTGGGCCGGGTCGAGGTGCTCAACGAGTACGGCGGGCGAGCCGGCGTGCCCCGGGCATGACGAAACGCCCCCACCCTCCCGGAGGAGAGTGGGGGCGTCAGTGATCGTCAGTGAGGGCGTCACTCTATCGAGTGAGGGGCTCAGTGGGCAGAGTGACGGCGTCGTGCTGCACGGTCGTCTTCGTCGTGCTCACGCTCGCACTGGTCCCGGGCCCACAGCGACTGGTACGTCGCGGTGCAGCCCCGGCACTGCCAGTCGAGCCCTTCGGCCCATTCAGGCGTCGCCATCGGGACGCTCCTTGTGCACGCCGGTGCCGAGACCGATGGCCTCGAGGAGCCGCTGTGCAGCCGGCAGAGCCATGATCCGGGACAGTGCCGCACCGCAGGCGGTGAGGAACCCGGCCGCGCCCGCATACCAGCCCTGCCAGGCATCCGGCAGATACCCGGCGAGCTGCTCCTCGATGATCGGCTGAGCGACGACGAACAGGATCAGTGCCGGGACAGCGATCTGCACCGCGGTACGGGCGGATGCACGCCAGGGGTGGGCTTCCTGGGTGGAGAGTGTGGCTCGGTGGGTGTTCATTCGGTGACCTCCTCGGTCGGGGTGGGTGTGGGGTCCGGGGTCTCCGGGGTGACGATGCAGGGGCCGGCATCGGTGTTGGTGTCGTCGGTGTAGGTGATCGACCAACGGCCGTCGGTGCACTGGGCGTCCGCGATGCCGCGACCGTCGGTGCCGTCCTCGCCGTCGCTTCCCGCGGGGCCCTTCGCCCCGGCAGGACCAGCGGGACCGGTATCGCCCTTGGGGCCTGCAGGTCCCTGGGAGCCGGTCGCGCCCTTGTCTCCGGTGGATCCCTTCGGGCCGGTCGCTCCGGTGTCACCCTTCGCGCCCTTGCTGCCGGTGCTGCCGGTGTCGCCCTTGCTGCCGGACGGTCCAGGATCTCCAGGACCACCGACCGGGCCGACGTCACCGTCCTTGCCCGCGAGTCCCTGCGGGCCCGCGACACCCTGGATCCCGGGATGCCCCGGTTCACCAACGGGTCCGGCGACCGTGGAGTCCTCTCCGTCCTTGCCGGCGGGGCCCTTCGGCCCCGGCGAGCCGGGAATGCCCTGCGGGCCGCGCGGGCCGGGCTGTCCCGGGTCGCCCTTGACGGCCTGGACCTTCTCGGCCGGATCATCATCGGCAGCCTGCTGGGCGTCGGAGCACACCTGCTTGCCCCGGTCGTCCATCTTGATCGCCCCCGACTCGCACAGTGCACGGATCGACTGGGCCTGATCCTGCTTCTCCTGCGCGATCGATTGCGCCGCCGAGTCGGACCGGCCCACTTCGCCCTCGAGCGTGTCGAGGCGGGCACGGTTCCCCGAGGCCGACGCGACCGTGAAGATCAGCGCAGCGATCGCGATCACCAGGGCACCGATCACGAAGATCTTCCGCATCCGCTGATCGCGACGGACCTGCTTGTCGAGCTTGTCCAGGTGCTCGTCCTCTTCCTCACGCGTCATGACCGTCCCCCTCCATCGGCGGCACCGGATCGATGCCAGCCTTCACGAGCTGCCGCCAATACGCGCGAGCCAGAGACCAGCCACGATCCGCGTCCCTGCGTGCCTTGTCCCGCTCCGCCTCCGCATCGATCTTCTGCTTCTCCAGGAGTGCTTTCATCGCGTCCTCCCGGCGATCAGACCGCTTGAGCCACAACATGACGGCCCACGCGACAGCGGCACCGACGAGACCGAGCAGCACCTTGATGTCATCGATCGACATGCCATGTCCTCACCACCTGCCCGTAGGCCGTCGGTCGTCACTTGACGGGGGTCTCCCAGGCCGCAGCCCAGGTGGCGGGCCCGACCTGTCCGTCGACCTTGAGACCTGCGACCGTCTGGAACTGGCGGACGACCTTCTCGGTCGTCTTCCCGAAGCGGCCGTCGGGTCCGTCCTTCTTGAGCTCGGACCAGCCGCGCTTGATCAGCTGCGCCTGGAACAGTGCGAGGCCCTTGGACATCCAGCGGCCCTTGACCTGCACCACGTCGCCCGGAACCGCAGTGTTGCGGGTCTGGCCGGACACGGAGGTCTTCGGGCCGGACGCGAGGCCGTAGTAGTACAGCGCCCCGGTCTTGCGGGGGAGCGGGAACGCGGGAGCCTTGGGCTTGGCAGGCCTGGCGGGGACCTTCTTGCCCATCGCCTTGAGATGCGCTGCCAGCGCCTTCTCGGTCGCCGGACCGAACACACCGTCAGCGGTGAGGCCGAGCGCCTTCTGGACCCGCTTTACCGTGTTGAACGTGTCCTTCCCGTAGGAGCCGTCCACACCGCTCTTGCCGATGCTGTTGTTCGCGTCGACCAGCATCTGCTGGATCCGCTTCACCTCGGCCTTGGACATGCCCTGGATCCGCGGGGACGTCTCCCACGCGTTCTTCGACACGGCAGGCTTCGATGCACCGCCAGCGGGCGCAGCGGCGCCACGAGCCAGGCGATCCAGGGCCGCGAGGTCATAGTTGCCGGGGCACTCGGTAGAGGTCCACCGCTTGTGCGGCGACAGGGGCAGGTCACCGTACGTGCTGCGCAGATCCTTGATCAGAGCCGCAGCAGTCCGCATCGTCCCGGTACGCTTCGACGCGTTCGGATCCAGCTCGATCCCGATCTGGGTGTGGTTCGCCGTGCTGTTGCCGGCGTGCCAAGCACGCTTGCCGGGCGCGACGATGCAGTACACGATCCCGTCCGAGACGACGTAGTGGGCGCTAGTGCCGGCGCGCTTGTCGCACAGCCAGGACACGATGCCCTCGATCTTCTGGCCGACCGGATTGCCCCACCAGTGGATGGTGATCCCCTCGATCTTCCGGTTCCGAGTGTTCTGGTTCGGGGAGGTGAACTTCGTGATGTACGTGTAGGCGCGAGCCATGATGGGTGCTCCGTTCTCCCGTTTCCGGGCATGAGAAAGGCCCCCGCGGCTGCGAGGGCCTTCCGGTGGTGGGGTGTCAGTCGATGTTGGCGTTCATCGCGTCCTCGAACACGCTGCGAAGGGTGTTGTCTGGGATTTCGCCACCCGTTCGAGCGTCGGCGACTAGTTCGCGCAACTGTTGGGGGATGGAGGCGATGCGCAGGCGACGGTTAAGTTCCCCGGTCAGCACCTCCTGGTAGTTGCTGATCTGTTCATCGGTGAGTGAGTCAATATCGTCGAGGTTCATGGCCTGTTCCTGTCTGGTCAGCCGGTCGGCCACATGATGGTGGATACCTGGACGGCCCATCCGCCACCTGCGTCGTTCGGTGGCCGGTAGAGCCTGAGTGCGCCTGCCGTGTTGATTTCGAGCAGGTGTGTGGGGCGGCCGTCGATGGGGGCTGTTGCTCGAATGTTGCGGCTGGGTCGAAGCGCGGCGGGGAGTGTTGCGATGCTTGTCCATGCCCCGACTGCCCAGTCGGCTCGCACTGATCCGGCCAGCCAGATGATGCCGCCCTTGTTGCGCCACGCGGTCTGCTGAACGAGGGTGATCCCCGAGCTGACGGAAAAGTTGTTCCACCCCGAATCCTGCGCAGTCTCCTCCAGGTTGTATTCGCGCCAGCCGCCGCCGCCCGCGCTCGTTTTCACCCAGATTCCGTTAGCATCCACGGACAGGTAGCGAGTGGCCCCGCCAGCGGACGTAAACATGTACGCCTCATCGCTGCTCGCGCGGAGCAGGCTCGCATAGTTAGATCCATTTGGCTTGAACACGCCAACTTCAGAATCCTCACCCCCGGCTCTTAACTGTGACGACACGGTCCCGTCTGTGCGCCGGTTTCGCAAGAAGGCCGATGCGGGGGAGGCCTGGATAGTCGAAGAGATCGTGCCGTCCGACCGCGCAGTTCGTAGCGATACCGCGTCGAGGCTTGCCTGAATGTTCGAGGAGGTCGAACCATCTGCGCGCACAGTCCGCAGCACTACCACATCGGGGTTTGCCTGGATATTTGAAGAGATCGAACCATCTGCGCGTAGCGTGCGGAGATATGCCGAATTGGGGCGAGCAAAAACATAGGCGCTCTCCCCTGACGTATTCATCCCTCCCGACAGCTCCGCCCCATCGCCAGCAGGGCCGATGCCGGGGAAGGCGGCAAAGTCGCGTTGATCCTCCGGCACGATACGGATTCCCGGACCTGCCACGCCCTGGGTGGGGTAGAAGTGTGCGTCATCCGCAATCTCTACCTGTCCAGGCAGATCGTCGGAGGTCTTGAACAGGCCGCCCGTGAACGACCCGCCCTCGAACGTCTCGCCCACGAACGATCCGCCCTGGATCACATCAGCGACGATGCCCTCTGCCGCAATCTTCTCGGTCGTGATCGAGCCTGCCGCGATCTCCTGCGACGTAATCTTGTTGGCCGCGAACAGATCCGTGAACATCTTGTTCGCGACGATCTCGGACAGGTTGCCGTTCGATACGAGCTTCGACAGGTCGATACCCGCGATGATCGCGTCCGTGAGCGTGACGGCCTGCCATGCGGAGCCGTCCCAGCGCCACTGGCCGAGCACTTCGCCGTTGACGACACGGAACCACTGGTCGCCCTCACCCGTGCCCACGTCGGACGGTTCGTTGATGCTGTAGGTCGTGAAGTTGCCGGAGCCGCCACCATCCACGATCAGGTCATCGACCCGAGCGTTCAGATTGTCGAGCTTGCCCTGCAGATCCTCCGCCGATCCGGCGAGATCATCCCGCAGTTCGGGCAGGGTCACGTCGTTCAGTTCATCCAGGTTCTCGTGCAGTTCCTGCATCTGCTCGGACACGCGCGGTTCGACCGTCACCTGCACATGCCCCATCGCTGCCGATACGATGCCAGCCTGGGAGAGCGTTCGGAACGACACCGTACGGACACCACCCAGCGCGGGAACCGAGACGCTGCCGCCCTGAGGGTCGTGGATCCCCGCGTACACGGTGCCGTCCACGAGCACTTCGACGGCCTCGAAGTCCATCGGCTTCGCGGCACCAGCCCAGAACACGCCCTGCCACGATGCGCGGATCACGCCCGCGTCACCCTCAGCTTCCACGCCCGCAGGCTGTGGCGGGACAGGCCCCTTCACCGGGGGCGCACCCCACGTGCCATCCGCCTGCTTCCCGATCGTCACCGTCAGGTTGCCGTCAGCGTCATAGACCGGCATCCCGTGATCGTCCAGCGACGAATGCGCGAGCTGCGGGACGGTCTGCAGGTCGCGAATGTCCTTCTGCATGCTCGTGAGCTGCCGTGCAAGGCGGCGCAGGGACGGGTCATTCGATGCCACGGGGGCCTCCTAGTGTCAGGCGGGGATCACGGTCAGTTCCGCACGGTCGAAGTCATCGAGAGCACGGGTCATCTCTACGACGCGCACCCAGTGATCGAGCTGAGCGCCAGTAGCGAGCGGGCCCGTCAGCCGGACGGTGTCGCCAGGGGCGATCTCGGCGAGCGGTGCAGCAGGCGAATCGACCACCACGACACTGGAGACTGTGCCCTCGAACGTTCGCTGGGAGAGCTCCTCGCGGGCCGCCCGTGTCGCCGCGTTCTTGGTACGGATCGACTTGTCCGCGAGGACAGCGACCCGGCGTAGACGCTCTGGCGTCGACGGGACGTGCGCCGTGACTGCCTTGCGTCCTTCGCCGGCGCCGATCATCAGCACCTCGGAGGCGTAGTCCTCGTCGTTGAACCCGAGGGTCGGCAGGACGATGAGGTTCGTGCGGGTGTCGAGCTGCAGGCCCGTGCGGCGGATGCCCAGGTGCGGATAGCCGAGCTCGAGTCGATGCCGGATCGCGTCGCCTTCCCAGAAGGTGCGCACGCGATAGTCGAACGGGGTGTCGGCGGCGAGGTCGTCGATCGTCTTCGCGAGATCCTGGGTGTCGATCGGGTTCAGCCGGAACGGGCCGACCTCGAAACGTACTTCTTCGCCCTCGCTGGTCGTGAACTCGACCTCGCCTTCCTCCTCGCCGACACGGACAGTCGACGTGGTGTCGTCCACGGTCAGGTGCAGGTTCCCGCCCTGCTGGCCCTGCAGGTGCGCCCAGATCTTGCGGACGATGTTCAGCGGGTCCACCTTGATGAGGTCTTCGCGCTTCGCGAGCCACGGCATGTCCTGCGCATACCCGGTGAGGCCGACGCAGCCGACACGGATGGAGCGGTCCTGATGCTCCACGGTGGTGACGATGCCGCCACCGTGGAACGTCCCAGAGTCCTCTACCCACAGGGCCGCTCCCCATTCCCGGACCGGGAGCACATACCCCTCTGGCAGCGCCCCCGCGAGACCGCCGGGACCGCTGAGCGCGGCCGTCACGTCCGCTTCACGGAGCGGCACCGCCCAGTCCAAGATCCGACCCGACGGCAGTTCCTGCAGGATCACGCGAGGGGTACTCATACAGCGGTCTCGTAGAACTCGAGATCCAGAGAGATCGAAGAGAACGTGTCCAGTCGCGGCGTGTTGCTATTCGCGATATAGCGGCTCGCGCGGATGGCCGCCTGGCTATCGGTGCCCCGGAACGAGGAGGGGACCGTCCGGTCATCAGCGACCATGAATGTTTCGCGCGTGATCCCTCCAGCCATCGAGTTGTCCCAACGCCCGTACTGAGTGCTGAATCCGGTGGGGACGGTCCCGAACCTCACGAACAGCTCCCCGTAGTTATTCGGGTCGCGACCCTCCACACGGACACCACCCAGAAGCGCGCGAACACGCACCCGCGTCGCCCAATCCGGGATATGGAACTCCCACCACACGTTCGGCCACGGCTCGCCCATCTCGTGGCCCGCATCCGGGTTGATGTGGTCGTTCTCGTCGGTGGAAAGGTTGTGCGTGAACAGGTGCCGCTGCATGCGAGGCAGTGCCACGCTGCGCAGGTCCGTGATCATCGCCGCCGTGATCGTCCCCGTTGACGCCGGAATGTTGATCCGGGCCAGGGGGATCGCCGGATACGTGAGGCCGAGGCCGGCCAGGCTCTTCTGATTGGTGGATACACCCCGGATCACTTCGAGCTTCGCCGCCTCGAACGTAGCGGGATCGAACGCGCCACCGTCGTAGGTCGGATCATCGATTCTCGCCACCACCAGATCCGCGCGCGCACCAGACGAACCAGTCGCCTGGATCGGAACCTCGGTCTGAGACCCCGCCCGCGTCGCATACGTCTGCGCGCTCCCGCCGCCGTACGAGTTGCGGATCAGAGCGTTACCCGGAGCAACCCGGACACTGGTGCCGGGCACCGGGAGCGGCTGGACCTTGAAGTCACCCGGAGTGACGATGCCTTCGGCGCCCGAGGTGGATGCCGCGAGCATCGCTCGCATCACCTCAGCGGAGTGTTCGAAGCCGCCACCAACAAGGTAGGGCACGCGTTCCATAGCCATCAGGGCCTCCTCAGAGGTGGTAGTGAGTTGGGGTGGCCTCGACCGTGACGCGGGCAGTGCCCGTCCGGTCCGTGGCCGTGAAACCGATCTCATGCTCGCCGGGGTCGACGATCAGCCGATCCAAGCGAGAATCCCGGGACAGGCGCGTCGCCACGCTCGAACCATCCGAGAGGGTCACGGTGCGGGAGCGGCCGTCGACCGTCACGTCCTCGTCGTAGGCGAGGGAACCTGTCAGGCCGACCTCGACACCACCGACAAGGATCTTCGGGTTCGTTGCGGGCCCATGGAACGTCACCGCGAGCGGCGCCGGCCCCTCGCCCGTCACGGACAGGACCCGATAGGAAGTGTCCGATGTGAGGGTCGTCGTCACCGGAGTGATCACCGGCGCGATGATCCCGCCCAGCGACTTCGGGACCACGGAGATCGACAAGGCCGTCGACACCGGGTCATAGACCAGAGGGTCGAGCACCCGAAACTCCGCGATGATCTCCGCGAAACCGCGACGTGCCAGATACGTTCCCGGGGTGGGCGGGGACATGCGCCCCGCCCGCCCGTACACAACCCGCGTCCACCCCTCGTCACCGACAGTCATGGGCACCAGCACGCCCGGAGCGGCCCGCAGCGACGACCGCCACGCCCTCATGAACGCAGCGGTCGCCCGGTCCGCCTCGACCCGGCTACGGATCCCGTACCGGGTCCGCAGCGTGAGCGTGACCGTCCCCGCCTCGAGGTAGTCCGCGCCGGGGCGCGACCCATCCCGTAGCGGCCACTCGGCATCACCTGTGCGGACGCTCCCGAAGTTCGGTTCGAACTCCGAGAGCATCAGGTCATCCGACCGTTCACCGACAGTCACTCCAGCAAGGGAGACGAACATGGCTCACCTCCCCGCATTCGAATAGCGGCCACGCCGCGACTTGTTGACCTTCTGTGCCCACTGGAGCTCGCTCATCAGCTCGGGCACCCGGTCGTTCTGCGGGTAGATGTTGTACATGTCCCCGCCGGCGGACTCCATGACCGTCTGTGTCGGCTGATGCTGGGAGAGCATCGACCGAACGGGCATGCTCGACTCTCCGACTGGGCCGCCCTCGGCGAACCGCTGGCCCCCACGGATGGCCGCACGAATCTGAGAGACCGCGTCGTGTCCACCAGCGAGAGACACTTCCTTCGCCGTGAGGACGTGCTCGCCGTTGGACAGCAGTGCCGGAACCGAATCCGACGTACCAGTGCCAGGACCATGCACCGGCCCACCAGTCGCGAACCGCGACGAACCGCCTCCGCCCTTGAAGCCGGGGTCGGAATACTTGACGTTGATGCGGGCCGTACGCGTCCGGGCTGCCCGGTTCAGAGCAGACTCTGCCCCGCCCGTAGCGGCAGACGCCTTGATGCTCGACGACCGGTCACGCGCCGTCGAGTTGATCCCCGACTCCGCGCTCGACGTGTTCGCGTTGACGTCGATCGTGCCCGTCGTCCCGTCAGCCTTGCGCTTCGCAGCGTCCGTCTTCGAATTCGCCGGGTTGTTGTTGCCGTCGATCTCAACGGTGCCGCCGGAACGGTTGATGGCTGCGATGATCTGCCCGAGTGCCTGATCGGCGGGGTAGTCCTCGCCGTTGATCGTCACCGTCCCGTTCGAGGAATTGATGATCCCCATGATCGAGCTCAGCGACGCATCCGCAGGAACCGTGTTGCCGTTGACGGTGATCGTTCCGCCAGCAGCATCGACAGCAGCCTCCAGGCCATCGACCTGATTCTGCGCCGGAGTCACGTTCGCGCCCACAGCGATATCCGTGGGCGGCATGTCCGACAGCAGGCCGCTGAACTCGTAGACCGACTCTTCACCAGGAGCAGTGTCGGCATCGATCGTGGCCGAATACGGATCGGCGACAACCCCGAGCATCACGTCAGCAGCATCACGCGCACCAGTGATCGCCTGCTCGGTGTTGACCTCAATCTCGGTCTCCACATATTCCGGGATCAGCTGCATCTCGTCAGCGAGGCGCTCAGCCTCGTCCGACCCCATGCCCATCGCCGTAGCGGTCCGAATGAAGTTCTCGCGACCCTCAACCATGGCGGTGTCGAGCTCTTCCGCCGTGGCCTGCTGGTCAATCATCTTGCCCGTGAGATCGAGAGTGCTCTGCGCGATCCCGTCGAGTGCAGCCTGGGATGCTCGCCCCTTCTCGGAGTGCTCATCCCGGAGCTCGCCATTCTTCTTGAGGACGCGACCGTTCTCCTCGATCAGCTCATTCGCTTCATCGATCGACGAGTAGAAGTCACGCTCAGAACCCCGCACGCCAAGCAGGGCGTTCGCAGTTCCCTCGAGGGCCTTCTGCAGCTCCTCGAGCGCGGACACCTGCTCCTCGACCGCGCCAGTACCCTCATCCATACCGTCGGCCATGTCGCCCGCCGCGCCAGGCACGAGCGACATTGCGCCAGTGGCCTCGTCGACGACAGGGACCAGCTCGCCCATCGCGATCTTGTACAGGATGGCACTGTCCGTGCCGTCCTCGCCCATCGACTCAGCGACTCGGACAAGCTCATCCTTGAAGGCAGGGAACACCTTCAAGACATCATCGAACGTCGCCCCGGTCGCCATCGCCTCTTCGGTGAGCGACTGGAACGAGGTTTGAGCCTGACTGAAATCGACCTGCGATATAGCCACGAGCGCCTCATCGACGCCCGCGTATCGATCGATGATGAGATCCATGCCGCCCGAGAGCATCCCCATCGACTGCCCAAGCTTGCCGAACGCGTCCATGTTCGCGATGGAGCTGATCGACCCGCCGAGGGTGTCGAACTGCTCGGTATTGATGGCGCCGGTCTCAGCGAGATCTCCGAGCACAGTGTCATAGACGCTCGTCGCGTCCGCCGCATTCGTGACCTGCGCAGCGAGCTCGTTCATTCCTAGGTCGTAATCGGACCGATCGATGCCATTGAGTGCATCGTCGGCGGCGCGCAGGCCATCCACGAGAATCGGGAACGCTGCAGCTGCAACGCCGACCGCGAGCCCGACCTTTCCGATGCCGAGCGTGACGCGACCGACCTTCGACGCGGTACCGGGGCTGATCGCCCCGAGATCCCTGAACGCCGAAACCGTATCCAGGACGCGAGGTGCGACCAGCAGGAATCCGCCCGCCGTCAAGGTGGCCGCGCCAGCCAGGCCACCGAGCCCGGTGGCAACCGCGAGCACCGGGCCGGGGAGGTCCGCGAACCAGCCGGCCACGTTGCCCACGCCATCCGCGAGCTCGGCAACAGCGGGCAGCACAATGCCGCCGATGCTGATCCCCATGTCGACGAGAGCGTTCTTCGCCATCGCGATCTTCGACTCGGCAGTCTCGTACCGCTTCGCCGCCTCTTCGATCAGGGCAGTGCCCTTGTCGAACTCGTCGTTGCCCATCCGTGTGGCCTGGGCGAGCAGGGACATACCGTCCGCGCCCTGGTCCGATGCAGCAGACAGGCGCAGCAGCGCATCCGACTCGCGGATACCGGTAATGCCCAGCTCGGTGAGCACCCCGTTCGTGGTCATGCCCTGCGACTCGACACCAGACAGGCCATTGATGAACGAGTCCATCGCCGATGCCGGATCGTTCTTCCATGCCGTCGAGAACTCCTGTGCGGACATGCCGGACACCTGCGCGAACAGGTCCAGGGATTCGCCGCCCTCGTCGACAGCCTTTCCGATGCGCTTCATCGTCTGCGACATGGCGGAACCGCCGGCCTCAGCCTCGATACCCACCGACGACATGGCCGCAGCCATGCCCATCACGTCACCCTCGGTCATGCCCGCCTGCGCACCGGCGCCAGCGAGGCGCTGCGACATCTGCACGATCTCAGATTCAGTCGTCGCGAAGTTGTTGCCCAGACCGACGACAGACGCGCCGAGGCGCCCAACATCGGTCTGCGACGTGCCCATCACGTTCATGAACCGGGCCAGGCTGGTCGCGGCCTCCTCGGCCGACATGTTCGTCGCCTCGCCCATATCGATCATCGTCCGCGTGAAGCCGAGGACGTTCGGGGTCGCGATACCCAGCTGGCCAGCGGCCTCAGCGACCGCCGCGATCTCCTGATGCGAAGCCGGCAGCTCGCGCGCGAGACCACGCAGGCCCGCCTCGAGTGCCGCCATCTGCGGTGCCGTGCCGTCTACCGTCTTCTGAACGCCCGCCCACGCGGACTCCCAGTTCATCGCGGCCTTCGTTGCAAGGCCCAGCCCGCCCAGCGTCGCAGCACCGAACGCAGTAAGCGTCGCGCCGGCAGTGTTCCACGCCTGTCGGTTATCCTGAGCAGACTGAACCATGCGGCCCATCGCGGTCTGCGAACGCTTCGCAGTGTCTTCCGTCGCCTTCGTGGTCTGCTCAGCAGCCTTCGTCGCCGCATCGAACTGCGACTTGAAATCCTGGACGTTCGCCCGGAGAGTGACTGTAATGCTGCGGTTACCGGCCACGAATGCCCCCTATGAAATTGGAGTAGAGATGAAGAGCGTTGGAGACTTCTGGTTCCGGATCGGGCTCGGTGTGGCGCTACTGTTCGTCGGCCTGCTCGTGTCGCTCATCGGGCCAAACGGAGCCGGGATCCTGTTCTTCATCCTTGGATTCGCGCAGCTCGCATGGACCGCAATCGCGGCCAGCCTCATCGTCCGGAAAGCACGGAAGATCGAGGCGCAACGATGAGCGGCATCAACACCACGTACTTGCTGGCCGCGCTTCTGCTGATCGCGGGCATCCTCGGATTCATCGCGGCCGCCAACACAGGCACCGCTCTGTTCAACCTCGGTGGGTTCCTGCTCGTCCTGATCTCACTCGCGATGTTCATCGGCGAGACACTCGGACAAGCACGGCACGCGCGGACCAGCACAAAGGACTCTCAGGACTCCTGAGCGTTCCCGTCGCGCCATCCGACGAGTAGCCCGCGTTCCTTCACCTGCGCCTTGCCCTGCTCCTCGGCGTAGTCCTCAGCCGCAGCAAGCCACACGCACGTCGACTCGACCGGCTCCGGTGCCGGATCCGTGAACGACTCCGACTCCTCGTCGCACTCGTCCCGGTAGTGCTGCCCACCAGCACCCGAAGGACACAGCTCCGAGTCGTGCAGTCTCCGAGCCATTGCCATGAGGCGATCAATATCGGTCCACCCGGGCGGACCGCCCAAGAAGTGGGAGAGCGTCGCCCCCCACTCCTTGGCTACGTCCTGCGCGTCCCTCAGTCCCGGGAATCGTCGGAGCGCCCGGGCGAGGTAGGGATCGACGGCATCGCCTGCCCCGCCTCTCGCAGCTCACCAACGGTCTGGTAGAGCACGAGCGTCGGGCCATCGCCGAGCTTCACGCGCATGGCCCGGACCTGGTCCCGCGTGAGCGTGGGGCTCACTAGAGCCTCAGCCACCAGGGCATCACCAACGGCGACACGGTCAGGCTTCCATCGGGCCTGCTCCTTGCCGTGCTGATCACGGAAGGTTTGCTCGATGTCCGGAATACCTGCCGAGATGAGCGCGACTTCCTCGTTCGTCAGGGAGCGGAGCGTGAACTGCTTCCCGGACGCCTCGAGTTCGGCGAGGATGCCCTCGTACTGCTCACGAAGCTCTTCCGCTCCGACTTCATCCATTGCCGGATCTTCGTCCTGCTCGGATGTCTCGATCGCCTTCTCGAGTCGCGCCAGCTCATCCATCAACGTCCAGTTGCTGTAGACGGTGACGGTGCGCTGAGCTCGACCTCCCTGGTCAAGCCACGAGTCGAAATCGAACTCTTCCGGCGTATCTCCGAAGTTCTCAACAGCCATTTAGTTCTCCCTTGTCTGAGCCATGCGGGGGAGCGGACAAGGGAGTCAACGCCCCGCCCGCATGGCAGTCTGTGGTGTGTTCAGCCGCGCCCGGCGAACTCTCCGAAGAGCTCGGCGCGCAGCTTTTCGGCGGCGAGTGCCGCCTGTTCGATCGTGGGGAAAGTGCCGGCGCTGTACTCGACGCCGCCTTTGTTTACTCGAGCTCTGTACCCGTTGCGCTTGTGGGACACGCCCCTCACGCCGACAAGTGAGCCCGTCGGCGACCCTGACCGGTTCCGTCCGTTCTCAGCGCGCGTAGCCATGCGGAGATGCTCCGCGTTGACGCATCGGGTTTGATGGCAGATGTGATCAACGAGCTCGTTCGACCCGAGGGGCCCGTGCGCCTGCTCCCACACATACCGGTGGGCATACTTGCTTCGACCATGCGCCTGCACCCGGCCATAGCCAGCGGCAGTTACAGGGCCTGCCCAGAGGATGCATCCACCCTTTGTGGGCACACTGCCCACGTTCGCCGCAAAGGACTGCGCGAAGGTGTCATGCCGGGCGATTGTTTGCGCCCGAGGGTCGCCGTGTCGTTGCCAACGCTGGTAATGCATCCCGCACCAGCCCCGGTGCTTCGACGAGCGGTGACAGCCCTCTATGGAGCATGTACGATCAGCCATGCTGAACTCCTCAATAGTTCGGCGGCGAACCGGGGGAAGCGCGAACTTCCCCCGGTTCTTTCTTGCGTTCGGGCATGAAAAAAGGACCCCCTCAGGAGTCCTCCGTCATGCCGGTCTGGTGACGATCAGACGCCGGCACTCGCGATCTCGCCCTTCCAGGCGTTGCGGATCGCCAGGGGCACCAGACGCTTCTGATGCCCCTCACGAGACGACGGCCGCTGCGGATTGTCAGTGGTGACCTCGTACAGCTCGTACTCGTCACCCTCCGCCATCTCCTCACGAGACCGCTTCGACGTGTCCCGGATCAGGACGTACAGCTCGGTGTCCCGATCCTTGAGCGCCTGATACACCTCGTCACGGACCTGCTCGTCAGCGCCGACCTCAGAAGCGCCATCATCCGTCCAGTAGCGGAACGGGGCGATGGTGCCCTCATAGTTCGACTGCCCGAACTCGGTCACCGCGATCTCATCACAGATCGCCGGATCCGAGAACGTTGCCGACGCTGCAGCACTGATCCGCGAATCCGCCGACGAGATCGCGCACGAAGCATCGATCCCCGCAGACGCCTCATCCAGTGTCACCGCAGCAGGATCAGCAGGCGGCGTGGACAGCAGGATCCACTTCTCACGGCCTTCGGCCTTGGACTTGGGCATGGTCAGCCCTCCTTCGTGTTCGAGGCCGTGCCGGCCTTCTTCGAGGCCTCAGCGGCCTTCTGGGTAGGGGTCTTGCGGAGGTTCTTGAACAGCGAGAACCACGCCTCAGGGACCTTGTACGGCAGCTTCCTGCCAGTGTTCTTGTCGTACGCTTCAACCTTGCGGCCCATCACGCACTCCCTTCTGTCGTCTCGACTCGATAGGTGAGGACGCCGAAGTACGGATACCGTGCCCCGCCGCCCACCGTTGGGATCTGGACCTCACGGTCCACCTGGACAGGACGCACCTCGGACTCGGAGAGCTCGAAGCCATGCCGGCCCGGGACGGTCACGAGAGCACCATCGAGGAGCTCGGCAACCTTTGACTGCAGCTGCCTCGCGGCACCCGCCACCGACGACACACACGTGACACCGATGTCGCCCACCACCTCGACCCGTGAACCGGCAACATCCACGCTGTAACGCTCGAAGTCGCCGCCCCACAGAACGATGTACGGGAACACCGGCTCATTGCCGGCATCCGTGTCATACACCTTCTTCACGTTGAGATCAGCGGACTCGACGAGCGCCTTGACTGCCGCGAAGTGCTCGGCGATCACAGGACACCATCCAGCAGCTTGACGAGGGCGTTCTCGAAGTTGTCGCCCTCGGCCTCGAGCGCATGCGCCGGGTCACGAACCGACGCGCCACCGCCCCGGGATCCGCCCCAGTAGGCGATGTGCGCGAGCTTCGCGCCGCCGCCTCGGGACTTGTCCGGGCCGATCTCCGCCTCGACATCACCACTCGAAGCAGTCACGTCGAAGGAGATCGTGCGAGCGATGTGGCCGAAGTGGCGGGAGCCGCGGAAGTCGCTCTGCATCGTCTTCTTGATGTTCAGCGCGCCCTTCTTCACGACCTGCGGAATGCCCTTCGCGACCTTCGGCGTGAACGCCTGCAGGTCTCGGGTGAGCTCCCGGAGCTGGGACACATCAACCGACATTGCCGCCACCCCCGTTCGTCTGGACCGTTTCGATGACGTTGAACCGGACTGCGGTCGTCCACGTCTTGTCGCCGTCGATGCGCATGCGCACCTTGAGCCCGACAAGGCGCTCGTTCAGCGACGCGACGCACTCGGTGACATCACCGGTCTGCACCGCAGTGGTGCCGATCGGGAAATGCACCTGACGGACACCGGTCGTCCACCGTGCCTCACCGGCATCCGGTGTCGACGGATACGGATCCGAGTGCTGGAACTTCGCTCGCCCCTCGTAGACCACGAGTGGGTCAGGCTCGAGGATGTTGCCGTCCTCGTCCCAGGTCGGCTCAGCGTCGGGATCGGCTCGAGTGACGCGGACCGTGTCAGCCATGAGCGACTCGGCCATGCGTTGCCCGAGACGGATCGTGCGATCCATGCGTGGCATACCGACCTCCTCAGTACCAGGGGAACGGTGGGCCGCCCTCGGTGGGGACCCAGCCGGAGACCGGCCTGCAGAGGTCGCCTCGGGTGGTGGAGACCGTGCCCATGCCACCGAAGCGACGCCCGGCGTGCTTGCTGAGCGTGTCCTTCTCGGACGCGGTCAGGTAGGCGCCGGCTTCGTCGACCTTCCATCCGCCGCCAGCATCGTCGATGTTCCACCTGTTCTGGCCCTCGCGGTTGTCGAACACGCGGGAGGCGCAGTACAGGGTGACGAGCTTGACGGCCTCGGGGACGGCCTCGAGTAGTCCATCGGGGGTGAGCCACGTCCGCCCTGCCTCGGATCGAACCAGGGCGGACGCAGCACGCAGGCAGAGCTCGGCACGCTTCGCGTCAGCCGAGTTGTCCTCGATCGGATCACCGATCCAGTCAGCGAGCTCAGCGACGGAGGCGAGAGTCTGCTCTGCCATGGGATCAGCCCTCCGCAGTCTCGAGCGTCTCGACGCGGGCGACGAGCGCCGCCAGATCGGCCGCGCTCGCCTTCTCGTCCAGGGCAGCGGACAGGCCGGTGACCTTGGACTGCGCCAGCGTCGGAATGCGCGCAGCAGCGAGGGTGCCGGAGTCGATGTCGTCGGCGGCGTGCTTGTGGCTAGCCGGTGCGGCATCTTCGGCCAGATCGTGCGCCTCCTCGATCCCCGTCTCGATGCGGACCAGCTCGGCCGCGGTGACGGGAGTGGACTTGTCAGGCAAGTCCTTCCAATCAGTCTTCGCCTCGTAGGCCATCAGTTACCCCCTGGGTATGTAGTAGTGCCCGGAAACGTCGACGCGCCGGGCGTCAGTCGTTTCCCTCAGCGCTCGCGACGGTGAAGGACACCGCGCGCTCGGCGTCCAGGGTGGAAGCGCCGTAGAAGGCGTCAGCCACGACCTGGTCCTCGAGCTGGGTCGGGTTGTAGTGCTGCAGGAGACGCAGCGCGAACCCGTCCTGGGACGCGGTGGCCGACCATGCGGCGCCCTGCGGCTGACGCGAGGGGCGGGTCACGAACGCGAACGCGTCCTTGTGGTAGGCGACCGCGAAGTTCGACGGCAGCTCCGGGGCGACCACGATGTTGAAGCCGAACAGCTTCCCGATCGAGGCGTTGCGGAGCAGGTCGCCGGAGTCGCCGGCCTCGTTGACCTTCTGCAGCTGCGGCAGGCCGAGGATCGCGGCCTCGACCTCGGTGCCCACGGCGAGGGTGCGGCCCTCACGCGGGATCTTCCGCTGGTTGAGCACCTGGTTCGCGGCGATCAGCACCTGCAGGATGTTCGAGCCGTCCGCGGCGACGTCCGGGATCGGCGAGTCCGCGTCGTTCTCGATCGCCGCCATCTGGGTGACGAGCGGAGCGGCCAGGCCATCGACCACAGCCTTCGCCATGGGGATGAACACCTGCGAGTTGGCGTCCTTGAGGGTGAAGGTCGCGAAGTCGTCGGGGAGACGGATCGCCTTGTAGATCTGGTCCTCGAGGGTGATCGGGACCCAGGTCTCCTCGAGGTCGTCGAACACGATCGCCTCGCGGGCGTCGCGCTGCGCCTTCGTGTAGACCCGCGCCTCACCGACGGTGATCGGGGCGAGCACGTTGACGGTCTGCCCGCGGCCGGCGACGAACTCGTTGGAGAAGTCCATGCGGACGGTGCGGGGAAGGACCGACAGGTACCGCAGGTCGGTGAGCGTGGCCTGTGCGGCCTGAGTCGGGGTGAAAAGGGTATGTGCCACGGTGACCTCCTAGAGGGTCGGAATGAACCGCCTCGGCGACCGTGGCGGTGCCGTGCGGGGGTGGTGTCAGCTGGACAGCTGATCCAGGGCGAGCTTGTCGATGTCGACGCTCTCCTCGGCCGAGCCGGGAGTCCGCAGTGCGGCCTTCCGCTTCGGTGCCTGGGACGGCGGCTGCTTCGTTGCGAACAGCTCCATCAGATCCTGCGCGTCCGCGAGAAGTTCCTCCTCGGTGGACCCGGACAGGCGACCGACGAGACCCTCGGGCAGGCCGTGCTTGAGCGCGACCTTGAGCCGAAGGATCTCCGACGCCTGGGACTGGTTCGCCTTCGTGAGCTCGTCAGCACCCTCAGCCTTCTTCTCCGCCTCCTGGGCGCGATCGCGAAGGTTGCGGGACTCGCTGTTGAGCTTGCGGATCTTCTCGAGCGCTCGGTCCTTGTCGAACGGAGATTCAGGCTCGTCCTCCGGGGACTCGTCGTCTCCGTCTGCGTCAGCGCCTTCCGTGGCATCCGTGCCGGTGTCCTCCTGGGACTCTTGCGCGTCGCCACCCTCGGGCGCGGTCGGCTCCTCGATGAAAGCGAGGTGGCCGGCCTGGGCGAGCATCTGCTGTCGCGTGTAGTGCATGAGAATGCCCTCCTGGGGCGTGTTGTAGTACGGCCCACCAGGGGCCAGGACCCGCCCCAGAAAGAGCGGGAGTGTGGGGGTCAGGCGGCCTTCTCGAAGATGCCGTCTGAGAACAGGTCCGGGTTCGACCTGCGCATCCGCCAGAGGATGTTGTCCTCCGAACGGCCAGTGATGACGCCGTCAGCGTCACGAATCGCCACTGGAGCGATGCGCGCCTGGTCGGCGGCATCAGCCTCGGCAGCAGCCTGGAAGTAGGCGTCGACGTACTTCTGCTCCTGCGGGGTCGGCTGCCAGTCCTCCCAGCGGCCGTACCAGGGCTCAGCAGTGCATCCGCAACCCTTGTGGTAGCGGAGTGCGTACTTCGACGCGGTCACCGTCGACTCCATGTAGACGGGGCCACGGGACGCGAGCATCGCGCAGAACGCGCACGGATCACCATCGGTGACGCGGCGCCACGTCTTCTGCTGCCGACCGGCCGTGTCCGCGACCATCTCGCGGTACGTCCGCTGGGTTTCCGCAGCGACGATCTCGTTGAACCGCTCACGCATCTGATCCAGTGCCACGTCCATGCGGACGCCCTCGTCGACCAGATTGGTGACGGCGTTCGCGCCGGCACCGATCGACACACCAATCAGGCGATCGAAGTCCGGGCGCGGCTCGACGATCTGCACGGGCTGGCCGATCTCAGCGCCCGCGAACTCACTGAGGTACGCCTCAGCGAGCCTGCCCGACTGTTCCTTACGGTCAGCGAGTAGCAGCGCCTGGGCATACGCCCACGGGTACGGATCCGCCGGATTCAGCTCGGCCCACAAGACATTCGACTCACCCGCCGCTTCCGCAGCCAAGCGAATCTGTTGGTCCTTATGGGCTCGCGTCAGCTCACTGCCCAGCGACGTCAGCGCCACGAGACTTCTCCAACGCTTCCGCGATCCGGGACGTAGCCGAAGGGTTCCTCGCCGCATGCTTCCGCCACGACTCAGCCTCCTGCGCCGTCACCGTCGGGATCCGATCCCACAGCAGCTCCTTCGGCACATCGAGCATCTGCGCCGACTTGCCGAGAGCATCCACAGCCTGAGACATCGACTGCGTCTCGAAGTCCGCCCACTTCGTGGCGACCTCCCAGTCCTGCGCGTCCGCCTCATTGCCGGCCTGCCACGCAGACAGGCGGAGCTTCTGCGCCATCGACTCACCGAACGAGCGCTGCAGGTCCGTCAGCTTCCGGGCGTACATGCCGTTCGCGAACGCCAACGCTTCCGCGCCGATGTTCACCATGCGGCCCGTGATGTTCGGCGGCGTCTGCGTCAGAGACGACAGGATCTCGATGTCAGCCTCACGGGCCGACAGGATCGGAGACAGGTTCGTCTCGTCGAGGGTGCCGTACTCGACACCATCGCCGCCAGTCAGAAAGTCCTCCTGCGACAACTTGAGCTTGAGAGCATCCGCTGCATCATCCGAACCCGGATCCTCGAGCCCGGTCGCCGTACGGATCTTCCAGCTGTTGAAGTGCTGAATCAGCATGCGGTCGTACTCGGTCTTGTTCAGCCGCTTCGCAACGTTGATGTACGGCTCAACCTCGCCGACCACGCGACCGTCCGAATCCATGAAGTTCACGTCCCGCACGACCGGAGTCACGCCAGTGCCGTGCACCTCGTCATCGATATACGAGACCCCATCCAGCCCCTCCGACGAGAGCCGGTAGACCTGCCCCTCGTCGAGCACCGTGTACAGGTAGTGATCGCCGGACCTCACGACCTCGATCGTGGCCTCAGGGAACTCATCGTTCGCCTCATCCCGCCACATCGCATACATCCGCCGCGGCGACTTCACCGACCACTGCGACACCGGGTCACCCGGCAGCACCTGCGTGAACGACTGCCCGTAGGCGATCGCCTCACGATGCGCCATCGGCTGCTTCTGCGCCCACCGGTTCCGACGGAACACATCCACGAACCGTCCCGAGGCTTCCTCATCGCGGCCGGCGACCGTCTCAGCGAACAGGCCCTGCGCGGTGGTCTTCACCGTCAGCCACAGCCACGGCGTCTCGCCCATGTCCCGGAGGGTCTTGTGCTCGTTCGTCGCCCGAGCATGCACCTGCACCTTCTCCGGGTCCCACCGATACCAGCAGTCCAGCAGGTCGATCCGCTTCCGCTGCGCCCAGTAGGCGGGGAGTAGCTGGTCCTTGACGAGCTCGCGCATGGCGTTCTTGGAAGTCATCGCGCCCAGCCACCACCCTTCTTCTTCGATTCGAGGATCATGCGACGCACCATGCGGGCGCCGACCAGGCCAATAGCGAGGTCGATCTTCTTGCGGGACTCGCGGTGCTCCTTCGCAATGGAGACGACCCCATTGATCGGGTAGCGGCGAGCGTGCAACAGATGCCGGCGCATGCGGACGTCGCCGTCCCACGTGAACGCGGCATCCTTGATCTCCTGCAGCGTGAACGCGACCGCGTCAGCGAACTGCCCGGACACGTCCTTCTTCGCCATGTCGAACATGACCGCGTGCGCGTTCCGGCCACCCTTCGTGCCACGCGCCCAGACCTTGAGGCGGCGACCGAAGTCCTGATGCCAGCGAGAGAACAGCGGATCCCAGAACGACGCATCCGACTCGTCCTCACGGGCATGGCCGGGATCGCCGAAGAAGCCGACGACCTGCTGGGTAGCAACCATGCGGCGCACCTCCCCATCAACCTCGTTGCGGGGGACGATCCACTCGTCACCACGACGCCCAGGCGGGCGCTGCCATAGACCGATCGTGAACACGTGCCCGTCCGACATGCGGCACGCGACCAGGACGGTCGCGTCGTCGGTCTTCGCGCAGTCCAGGAACAGTGCCACCGGTTCGCCAGGCTCGAGCACCATGTCGGTATCGACCAGAGGATCGATCTCCGACGGGACCACCCAGGCGTCCTCAGCGGCGCGACGCTGGTTGTACCACTTGCGCCGCGACTCGTCCTGGCTGTTCCGCGGGTTCAGGATCGACTTCGTGACACGACCACCGGCCGCAGTCTGCAGCCAGTAGGAATCGCCCTTCACGTACTCGAGCACCTCAGGGATCACGTCCCGCGCGAGCGGCGCGTCCTCCGGCGCCTCGAGCGAGTCGTACATGAGCCCGTACTCGCCGAACTCAGCATTGTCACCCTGCGTGGACTCCCACGCTTCGCGCTCAGCCTGCCCGACACTGTCCTCGCCCTCGCGGTACGCGTTGCAGATGTCCAGCACGCGCGCCGGCGCACCGGCTTCCGCCTTCGCGGCGTTGCCCTCCATGGCGCCAGCCATGTCGATGCCACCGTTCGACGCGTTCCAGTTCTGCGTCTCCGCACGAATGATCAGCTTCGGCCGGCCACCCTCGATCGCCATCGGCGACGCGGTCACAGCCTCGATCTGCGCCTGATCACCTCGGGCCCAAACGTTCAGCTTGCCCAACTGGATCCCGAAGTGGCTCCGGGTCCGTGGAGGGATCAGCGACGGGAACAGCTTCATCGTGTTCTTCGTCTGGTCCTGCGACACCGCAGCGATCTGCACCCACGCGTCCGTGACCTGACGGCCGACAGGATCCCCGTTGTGGTCGAAGTGATCGAACTCGACGTCACCCACCAGGACCGTCGTCGACACTGTGGCGCCGACCGGATCCTTGAACCGTCCCGGGTTCTC